GCGCAAACTTCCGGAGCATAATCTCCTGACCGTCAGGTAGTTTCGTACTCAGCGACCTGCTTGCCATAAGACATCTTACGATGTCCGCTGGAAACAGTAGCTGAACGATGCCAACAGTCACGCGATCCGATGCCTCCTTGAGGTCCAACGTCGCATAAGCACCAGTCTTGGACCCGAGTAGGGCCCCGAACTGGTTCGGCTGTTGGTTCGTGAAGAACACATTAAACCGCGTAAGCGGCTGTGTTTCCACATGGTCGTACAATGCCCGCCTCTGGCCTTGCTGAATCCACTGCATTGCTGCAGGTTCGCAAGATATGAGGCGAGGCCCGCGGGAATCCTTCGGAACGAGGCAGACCTTTGCAGGCCGCTCGCCGTCGAAGAAATCCCAGGTTTGACAGTAATCAACCCAATGTTGATTACTTGCGACGAAATATTCGTCGAGAGGGTAAACCTCCGTCAAACGCGCAGGTATGTGCCAGAGCTTATATTTATGGTGGAGTGTTTCCCCAGTGGAAACTGCTCCTGGACCATGCCCTGGCGTGATGTTCTTTAAGTCGAGTCCTTTAAGGGCTCGATGGAGTAAGGCTCGCGCCCTACTAAGAACACTTGCGTGATGAACACTGAAGCCTGCGTTTCCGCATGCTACAGCGAATGGAGTGGGATAACCACCCACGAAGCGTACTATCCCTAGGCTTTGCGCCGTAGGATCGCTATCACCACACTTCTAACAATCTCCACAACCTTTAGAATAACCCGTAAGGGCTTCGAAGGTTGCGAGCGCTTGTTCGAACTTGTCATTGTACTCCTTAATCTCGGCCTCTGTTTGAATAAAGGCTTCGAGAACTGCATCGATCTGAGTATCGTCGTACGGTAGGTCATACTTGTAAAACAAGTATAACAACGTACGAAGATGCCGGATACTTTCCTCACAGGGACCTGAGAGGACCCTGCCATCATGGTCGAGAACCCGTCTGAAGAGCGCACCGAAGAGTTTCGGGTGCTCGCGCATTTGGGACGTTTCAGGATCTTCATCCTTAGCGTAGAATCCATTTGCGTGTTCAAACGGGCCGAGTGCAAGTAGCGCTTTGTCAAGCGCCTTGCCCATTGATGGTAGAGTTTTCGTGAGAAAACTCAACCCCTCTTGCGAGACTCTGTTCCGCAGCGTTTCTGCTGCGTACTTAAAGTCTTGTGGACTTATCCAATCACAGTGAAGCGTTTGCACACTCCTGTAGATGGCGGTGATGAAGGAAACTTCATCGTTGCTTTGTGAACCCATAGGGACCTCACTCAGCATCTTGACCCGACTCATTACTGGAGCCATAGCCCCTCTTCCGAGGTAGCTACACGAAGGTACTTACATTCACCAGATTCAGACGTGCCTGGAAGGCACACCTGACACTGGCAACCACCCGCCACTGTCCGAGGCACGCGCCATCACCAACATCAACGCCCTCTTAGCTACGATTGCTTGTTCAGCAATTTTCGCGAACGGCTACGTTAACGC